ATTGTTGATGTAGACAAGGCAGGCCGCACGATCTCCGACAGATTGGGTGCGCCTGCTGATATGTTGCGAGGTGCTGAACAAGTTGGTGAGCTTAGACAGTCTCGACAGCAGCAGCAACAGGCTCAAGCTGAAATGGATCAAGGTCAGCAAGAGATTGCAGGAGCGCAGCAAGTAGCCGATTTGGAGCAGACAGTAAATGGATCAGTTCAGTAAAGATATACGAGAATTATTTAACAGCAAAACAGGCGAGAGAATACTTGCCAATATGAAAGTGGCCTATGGTGATCGTATTTCGTTCAGCAAAGACTGCTGTGAAACTGCCTTTAAAGAAGGGCAGCGAAGCATATATTTAGAAATTAAAAACGTAGTGGAGAAAGACAATGAGTGAAGAAGCAGCAGCAACAGAGTCCTGGCACTCAGGATTGTCAGAAGAATACCGAGGCAATGAGTCTTTGTCACAGATTCCTGACTTAAACACCCTAGCCAAGTCTTACCTTGATGCCCAGCAGTACGCTGGAGGCAGTATTCGCATACCTAGCGAAGAGGCAAGCACAGACGATTGGGCAGCGTTTAACGCAAAGCTTACCGACAAAGTTCCTACGTTGTTAAATCTCCCCAGTGACGAATCTGAGGCCCGTGATGCGATGTATGCGCGGTTAGGTCGTCCTGATACAAAAGATGGCTATCAGATCGAAGGTGCTGACCCTGAGTTCTTACAATGGGCGCATGACAATGGCCTATCCACTGCACAAGTTAAAGCGTGGCAAGAGAACACCCAAAGTCAGTCGACTCAAGACCAAGAAGCCAGTGATGCCGAAATGCAAAAGGCTAACGACTTACTCAAAAAAGAGTGGGGCCATGCCTACGATGCCAAGTTAGCTGCGGCTAAGAATGCTGTAATGGCCTATGCCGATGCTGAGACACAACAGTTCTTGTTAGACAGTGGCCTAGCTAATAACCCTGGCATGATCCGATTGATGGCTGGTATTGGTGCAACCCTTTCAGAAGAGCAGTCTGCTGGCATTGAGTCTGGCTCACGATTTACCTTATCTCCGACTGAGGCAATGGATCGCATCAGTGAGGTTAGGCGCAACCAAGAACACCCGTACAACATTACTAATCACCCACAACATGGGGCTGAAGTGGAGAAAATGGAAAGGCTATACACACAAGCCTATCCAGAAGAGGTTTAATTCCTAATAACCGAGCAAATTTAAACGAACATCTAACTCAACAGGGTAGCTAATTTTAGTCCTGATGGGTTGGATGGGCCGTTTCTCATCTCGTTGAAGCAAGCGTTATTGCCAGTGAAGAGTCCGATATTCGGGTAGCTCAAAACGCCAATTTCAATTTGCCAATTTCGGAGATGAATATAATGGCTAATACAATCGCAAAAGCGTTTGTCCAACAGTTCCAGGACAACCTTATACATTTAGCGCAACAAAAAGGTTCACGCCTACGCGCATCAGTAAACGAGCAGTCAGTAACGGGCGAGAAGTTCCACTTTGAACGTCTAGGCAATGTCGCTGCTGTAGTTAAATCAAGTCGTCACACTAATACGCCTGTGTTGGAAGTTCCACACTCGCGCAGGACTGCAACGATGACTGACTACCACTGGGCTGATTTAATCGATGACGAAGATAAAGTTCGTATGTTGGTTAGTCCAGAGTCCCATTATGCCAAGTCTGGCGCAAACTCAATGGCTCGCGCATTCGATGATTTAATCATTGCTGCTGCCACTGGTAACGCTGTCGATGGTGACGGGTCTAACGTAGCCTTGCCTGCTGGTCAAAAGATCGCTCATGGTTCTGCTGGCTTAACGCTTGCCAAGTTGATCTCTGCTAAAGAGATTTTAGATGGCAACGATGTTGATCCAGACGAAGAGCGTTTCTTTGTACTAGGCTCACAACAGGTTTCTAACTTGTTGAACACGACTGAGGTGAAATCTGCGGATTACAACTCTATCAAAGCTTTGGTTCAAGGCGACATTGATACCTTCATGGGATTCAAGTTCTTGCGCTCAGAGCGTTTAAACCTAGCTTCAACCCAGCGTAAGTGCTTTGCATTTACTAAAGGCGCGATGGGCCTCGGCATTGGCAAGGACGTATCAACTAAAATTGATTTGCGCCCTGATAAGAGCTATGCCCACCAAGTCTATTTATCATTCGTAGCTGGCGCAACTCGCGTACAGGATGAATGTGTTGTAGAGGTACTTTGCACCGAGTCCTAAGCTCAGTGTGATCAACCAAGGGGGCTGAAATACGCCCCTTTTTTTTAACTAGGAGTTGTCATGGCTAGTGAAGTTTCAATCTGTAATAGGGCTTTAGCCATGCTAGGTGCTAATACAATCACCTCCTTGCAGGATGGCTCAACCGAAGCCAATGTATGTAACGCAGTTTACGCAGATGCGCGTGATGCTGTCCTACGATCACACCCTTGGTCGTGCGCTATTCAACGCGCCACACTTTCACAACTATCCACCGATCCAGTATGGGGGTTTGATAAAGCATACAGCTTGCCAAACGATCCACATTGTCTGTCGGTATTGGAATTAAAAGAAACCAGCACATACCGAATCGAAGGTAGAACCCTGGTATGTAACACAGATACCGCAACCATTAAATTTGTTGCAAGAATTACAGACCCTGGGCAGTTCGATCCAGCTTTAGTCTTTGCTTTAGCGTGTCGCATTTCTGCCGAGGTTTCCTACGCACTGACTCAGAATCGGGCCTTGTCTAACGATATGTGGACTATGTCTACAACGTCCTTGAGGGATGCCTCAATCTACGATGGCGCAGAGGTTGGCGCAGAGGACATAAACTCAGTTGTATTTGAGGTTGCCAGAGCATGAGACTATCCCCAATCATTAATAGCTTTGCATCAGGGGAGCTATCACCACGTTTAATGGGGCGCACTGACTCACCAAAATACGCCACAGGCTGCGAGGTCATGGAAAACTTTATGGCATTGCCTCATGGTGGAGCTAAAAGGCGTGGTGGTACTCGCTTTATTAACGAGGTCAAGAACTCAGCGCATACGACTAGGCTAATACCTTTTGAGTTTAGCGTTGATCAGACCTATGTTTTAGAGTTCGGTAATAATTACATTCGTTTTTACACCAATGGTGGGCAAGTCCAAGCTAGTGGATCGGCCTATGAGATCAGCACGACTTACACTCACTCTCAGGTCAATGAGCTACAGTTTGCACAAAACGCAGACGTAATGTGGATCGTTCACCCAAGTCATAAACCTAGAAAACTAACGAGGTTAGCCCATGCCACTTGGACACTTGTTGACGAAGCATTTAAGAAAGGCCCATTCCTACCTGTTAACCAAGATGAGTCACTTACGCTTACTTTTGCCAGCACCTCTGCTGCGACTCAAAATATCACTGCCAGTGCTTCTTTGTTTGATTCTAGCCATGTTGGTACTGATTGGCTTATAGACACTAATCCTGGCAATGCCACAGGTGAGGTTGTATGGGTGCGAGTAAATAGCGTTGCATCAGCGACAGTGGCTAACGTGACAGTCAAAGATTTAGGGTATATGCCCACTGATACGAACCCTACTAACCTATGGCAAGAGGGCGCATTCTCGACTCACAGAGGCTTCCCGTCAGCAGTCGTGTTCTACGAGCAGAGACTCTGGTATGGCGGCACATCGCACAAGCCTCAAACCATTTGGGGATCTAAGACAGGCAACTATGAAGATTTCGATTTAGGTGCTAACGCCTCAGACGGATTAAGCTATGCCATTGCTAGTGACCGAGTGAACAACATCAAGTGGATGGCGGCTCAACGTGTGTTGATCGTTGGCACATCTGGCGGTGAGTTTCGGGTGACAGGTGGCAATGAATCAGCAATCACTCCTACCAATGTCGATGTGCGTAGACAGACCAGTTATGGGTCAAAGATTGGTCATCCTGCGTATGTAGGTTCAGATGTATTCTTTATTCAGCGATCAGGGACGCAAGTGCGTAACGTGGCGTACAAATGGGAGTCTGACTCATTCCAATCTGATGACATAACCTTTCTTGCTGAACACATTACGACAGGTGGATTGACCACGTTAAGCTACAGCCATGTGCCTGATTCGGTATTGATGGGATTACGCGCTGATGGCGTTTTATTAATGCTGACTTATGAGCCAACCCAAGAAGTCATTGGATGGCACAGACACATTACTGATGGTGAGTACAAGAGCCTAGCAGTCATCTCAGAGGATGGGCCTGATCAATTCTGGTTTGTTGTTGAGCGCACGATTGGTGGGGCCACTAAAAAGTACATCGAACTCTACACCCCAGAAATTTTCCTAGATTCCATGATCAGCTACTCAGGCAGCGCGACAGCCTCTGTAAGCGGCCTTGCTCACTTAGAGGGTAAGACTGTACAGATTACTGCTGATGGTGCTGTACACCCTGACTTGGTCGTTTCTAGTGGGGCTATCACCCTCAACTACACAGCGACTGACATTAAGGTTGGATTAAAATATGTATCGAAGCTCACACCGACCAGGTATGGATCTACTTCAAACGCTGGCACACCGCTTGGAAAAATGAAGCGATGGAATAAAATATTTGTTCGCCTAGATACGTCAGCTATTCCTATCATTAATGGTCAACGCCCACCTGTACGATCTCCCGGTACTAACTTTGGTAACGAAGAGCCAGTGGTATCTGAAGACATTGAAGTTAGAAATTTAGGCTATGACTTAAATGGTCGCATTGAAATTGAGCAAGACTTGCCCTTGGCCTGCCACATCGTTTCGATATTTGGCACATTGAGCGTTGGAGATTAACTTATGAGTTTTATGACATTTCTGCAAATTGCAGGGGCAGTCAAACAGTATGGTGACGCTAGTAGCGCAGCATCTGATATGCGTGAAGCTGGCGAGAAAAATGCCCAGTTAGCCGAGCTAGAGACACAAGAGCGACTTAAAAGAACTCGCTACAAGTTTGACCAAGAGCAGGGTCAGCGTGTGGTTGCATATGCCAAGTCAGGTGTGGACCTAACCAGTGGATCAACTCTAGCAGTCATGGCAGAGGCCGCCAATGTTGCAGAGCGTGAAATGGCCTTTACAGCCGAGCAGGGCAGGCGTACCGCATCAGCTAGAAGGGCAGGTGCAAGCGCACAAGCGTCATCAATGAAAAGCCAGGGAGAGAGCCTTTTAATTAGCGGTGTTGGCAAGGTTGGAAACGATAACAATTGGTGGGGAATCGGCTAGTGAAAATACCAGGAATTAATCAAAGCGGTGTGCCAGGGGCAGAGCAAATCAGTCTAGGTGCAATCTCTTCTGCTGCTTCAGCCAAGATGCAAACAAACTCAGCGTTAACTAAAGTGGTCAATGATTACCAAACCAAGATTGTTAAAGCCGAGACTGATGAAGAATACAGCAGACTAGCTAATGGGTTCGCAAGAGAAACAAGTGCAGCCTGGCAAGACATTCAAGATCAAGACAGGGTTGATGAGTATGGAGCCCCCACACATGGCACGATGATGGAGCAATACCAATCTGCTCATGACAAGATTGCCAAAAATTACAGTGGTCGCGTTAAGTTCAACCCTAACCAGAACGCATTTACTCAATTCGCAGATCAGACACTGACTCGAAATACTAGCGCAATAAGAGGTGAGGTTGGTCGTAGAACGATAGCACACCTGTCAGGCGCATATGAGCAGTCTAGGATTGATTTCATGCAAAGCCCTAATGGTATGTCGGAGTTTGCAGAAGCGCAGCAGGAAGCCTTAAAGGTGGGTTTAATCACCCCTGGCAAAATGGCAACTGACTTTGATGCCTTCCAGCATGAGTTCCAAACTAACCAGATGTTAAGCGAATTCAATTCTGAAAGAGATTTAGGGCGTGGTCAAGCATACGTTGATCAGATCACAGGCGTTACAGAGCCAGAGGAAGGTGGACCAGTGTTTAAATTCCCTGACACTTTCGATGATGGTGAGAAATTGCGCCTTGCTGACAAAATGAAATCTGACCTTAGAGGGGATGCCGCTGACGCTTTACGCATTCAAAACAAAATTGAGCGAGAGGCTAAAGCTCTTGAACTGAAAAATTGGGATGTTGCCAAGAAAGGCCAAAGAATGCTCGACAAGGGCATGACTATTTCTGACGATATGCTGGCTGAAATTCAAGCGTCTGCTAATGCGTTAGTCAATGAAGATCAAAAAAAGTCCATGCAGTTATCCTTTGATGTCTATCACAACATTCAAGGGCTTATGAGTATGACTCAAGCGGAGCGGCTAGATGCTCTCAACACGACTTTTGGTGAAGCTAATAGCTATGAAGAGTCTATTTTAAATGCCAGCACCCGAAGCGCCTATAGCTCGATACAACAGGTTATCGCCAAAGACCCACATCAAGCCTGGGTAATGTTTGGTGGTGGTGCGCCAATGGAAGAAATAACTGAAGATAATCTTCCTGAGTCTTTAATCCAATTACAAACTAATGAGCTAGAGGTGTCTGCATGGCTTGGTGAAGACACTGCCCCAATGAGTCTAGCCCAGCTTAATCAGATCAAGAAAATTGGCGTAGCAGGACTAGACGAAATACTGACTTCTTATGACGAGGTTGGAGCAGCTAAGTTACTTACTTTGCTCTATGAAGAAGATGCTGGCGAGATGGCTGTAGTAGGCTCACTTGCGCTCCAGGCTGATGGAGGATTGTCTTACGCACAATACATGGCAGGCTCTAGCTTAGTTAAACAAAATCCAGATTGGGCCATTAGCAATAAACTTAGCCAGTTTGGAGATACCGCTCGACAGATTTTTGATGAGGCTACCAAAGGTCTTTTTGCTTACAACCAGGCATCTCAAAACGAGAAAGTGTCTAAATCAATGCAACTTGTCGCTAATAAGATTTACATCATGTTGGCAAAAGAGGCACAAATGTTGCCTGGGCATACTGAATTAGATAGAGATTTATACAATCAAGCCATCACGATGGCTGTGGGAAGTATTGCTGAGTATAACCCTGGGTCTAAAATAATATTACCTGATCGGTCTTATGACATAGATAAATTTGAAGACGCAATTGAAAACTTAACGATGGAGCAAATTGAAGAAATGGGTGGATTTAGAGCGCCCACAGGTCCAGGCCAATTAGATGCGGCAGCCACGCTTGAACTTATTAAAGATGGTGAAGCAACTCTTAGGCAAGGAGATGAGCCAGGGCAGTATTTTGTTTATTTAGGTGTTGCCACAGCCGCAGATTATGTTGCAAACCTAGATGGTGAACATTTCGTATTAGACCTTTCGGGAAAATAGATGCTTTTATATAACGCTCCAAAACTAGACACTAGTAATGTTAAAAGCTTCCAAGAGCTAGGTGGATCTCCTACAGCTGGCGATGTTGCTGGCGCTCAAATTGATACGTTTATGTATGAGAACTTACATGATTCTCGTGAACAAAATATAAACGAAGAAGTGTGGAGTGAGATTGTTAAAGTTCGCAAATTAGCCCCAGAAATATTTGGTCCAGCTTCTGTGCCACAGACTAATCCAAACGCACCAAAGATACTTCAAGAGGCATGGAACGAGACTGCTCAAGGCACAGACGCTTCTCGCGCATCTGATTGGGAAGGGTACATTGAACCTCAAGTTGAAGAATTAAAGAAGAGATTCCCGGACGCAAACATTCGTAACCGCGATGAGATAGACGCAGACATAGCTGCTCAGGCAAAAGTTTATAGGGACACTTTTAATAAAATATATGAAAGAGCAGATACCTTTGAATCATTTTTTGGTGTTTTGGGAGGTGGTGTTGTAGGAGCAATGAACGACAGTATTAACATTATGACCCTGCCCCTGGGGGCTACTAGAGTAGCCACTGGTAGTTTTTTAAGATCATTAGCCACTGTGGTTGGAAGAAACTTTGCTATTGGCGTTGGAATCGAGGCCGCAATTCAGCCCTTTGTTTATGATTACAAAAAAGAGATTGAGTCGCCATACGATCTTTATGACGCTGTCTTTGCTATGGGTGCTGCTGGCGCTGGCATGGGTCTTCTTAATGGATTAGGCCACTCTATTGGCAGAGGGTGGGCTAAATATAGAGGTAAAGTTTTTGATGAAATGCCTGACAGTTATGAAAAGAGGCGAGCTCTAAAAGATTTAAATGAAGCTTTTGAAACATTACAAAGGGCGCAAAACTTTTCTGATCAGACAGGCGCAAAGACAGTAGCCGAGTTAGAGATCCATCTAAAAGCTTTAACCCAGGCAATAATAGATGTTAAATCTGGAAAGCCTATAGATTTTGAGGCTCTAGCTGGATCAGTTGATCGACAGTTAATGGAGAATCTTGAGTTAGAGTTTAAGGCTGCTGGATCTAAAGTTGATGCTATCAACAAAGTGCGTGATCGCCTAATGGGTAAGTTAGATGATGATGGACTTACAGTTCAGACCACAGACGGAAATACTCTTGTATTGCGAGACGGAGAAGTGGTTGGTTCATTTAAGCTGTCAGAAGGTAAAGGCACTCTTAGAATCAATGACTCTGATCTTAATTATGAGGGGGGCAGGACCACTGGGTTAAGCGCGTCAAATACCTTAGAGTCCTATCTAGCAATAGCTAAAGCTAATCCTGGCAAGAAAATTATAAGTGGAAACCTTACTGAGCAGTCATCCGAAATATGGAAAGCTCTTTTTAAAGATGGAAGAGCGACCAGGTCAGTGGACAAATCTAATGGTGGCTTTAAATATGAGATGACCCCAGAGGCTAGAAAATACTTAAACGATGTAGAAGCCAGCGAACTGGACAGCTTAAATTTTCAACTAGAAGATTTTACAGCTAGGCTAAATGATATAAACCTTGAGCGACTTGAGAGATTAGAACTAAAAGAGCAAGACACTAATGCGGCTCAAATGTTTGCACCAGATGGTGAGGCAATAACTTCCTCAGCTAGAGCGTTAGAGATTGAGCAGCAAGTAAATAATATTTTAGCCCAACTAGGCGCTATTGATATTAAAGTAAAAATCCATGAGGGTAACCCTGAGTTTGGCCCTGATATGAGACTATCCAGGGAAGGTGACGTTGACGTTTCTGCTGACTCAGTTCTTCAATTCACACCATTTAAAATTGCACAAGACATCGCTGTAGCCTATGCAAAAAGCAAAGGTATAAATTACACGCCCCCTACAAAACACGTTGTTGCTAACCCAGAAAGAGGCCGACTGATCGCTGAAGAGTTTGCCCGGATGAAACATGAGCCAGGCAATAAAGAAGTTGCGGCTGCTTATGATGCAATGATCAATGAAACCACGGACCAATTTAAGTTTATTCTTGGGTCAGGATTAAAGATCGAATTTATTCGTGGTGATGATCCATATGTAAACGGCCCATCAGATGTAATTAATGACATTAAAAACAACAATCATATTTGGGTTTATTCAACCCGTGATGGTTTTGGGTCCAATGAAAAATTTGATCCTGTAGATAATCCACTGCTTAAAGAAACTGAGTTTGAAATTGATGGCGTTAAGCTGTTGGCAAACGATGTGTTCCGCATAGTGCATGATTATTTTGGTCATGTTCAAACAGGAACTACTTTTAGAGCTACAGGAGAGGAAAATGCCTGGCAGTCTCATGCTGCTATGTACACGCCTCTAGCCCGTAGAGCGATGACCACAGAAACTAGGGGTCAAAATTCCTGGGTAAACTATGGCCCAGATGGTACAATTAACCGCACAGCAACTACTGGCAACACAACTTTTGCAGACCAGAAGATAGGACTGCTACCTCGTTGGGTTTCCGAAGAAAATAGGGTGAGCGCAAGTGACCGAAAAATACGATATGAGTCAGATAGACGAAATAATCAAACAGGGTTTGAGGGAGCAGTCGATGAGCAAGGACGGGTCCAACTCATCCACTACTCACGGGAGCTTATATCCCGTACAGACCCCGATAGATGGGGAAACGGACTTAGCCGAAATGTCAGATCAGAACAAAACAGAAGACTCAGTGGAGCCCCAGGAAGAACCTATTTCGGGATCGAGCAGGCCACTGAGAATGGTTACAAGAAGGAGTTGGGGCTAGGGGATTATAGACTCGAAACAACCATTGATGGTGAGTTAATATATAACCCTGCAAAGAATCCTGATGGTCTTTGGGATAATATGGACATTGTCTCATCTGAGAGAGCCATAGCTAACGCTGGCTATGTTGGCTATTACGTTAACAGTAAGCAGTTAGGTAAGGTCGTTGCTGTATTTGATGAGATTGAAGTAGCTCCAGCAGTTCCTGCTAATATGCGCTTCTCTTTAGCGGATGGCGGTGTATCAACAAGAATGCCTGGTGGTGTTAAAGCCACTGAAGATGGGTTAAAGACAGACCTTTTGGTTGGTGCTGAAACCGACCTGGCTGATCCAGTTACGCTTGCAAAGAACACCGCTAAGATTGAATTGTATGACGGGTATGTTCCTCAAGGAATAGACGAAACGCCTGAGCAAGTCGCTACTAATTTTATTGCACAGCTAAAAGATAATCTACTTTGGCTGCATGACCAAGTCCCTGCCAAAACTCGTGAACGTAGCAAGAAATGGTATGATGGTGCAAACAAAATAACTACCATGTTTGCTATCAGGTACGGCCTTACCAAAGAGCAGTCGGCTGGCGTATTGGCTGCACTGTCTCCGCAAAAAGATTGGTTTATGAATGCTAGTCTTGGTGAGCGAGTAATGGACATATTCACTAACCATCAAAACACAGCCTGGTCACCTGAGATGGAGTTTGTTGCAACAGATCCTACTCTGGTTGGTCCAAAGAATAAAAAATACCCAGCAGGCATTCTTGTTAGAAAAGAAGCTAATATTAAATTATACGAAGCTATACAGGGTAAGCAGCTTAATGAGCTAAGTGATAATAATGAGATTGCAGCTTGGATAAGAACTTTTGATGAGGCTCATAATGATAGAAGCCACAGAGTAGTTACTCCAGAGGGGAAGTTCACAGAAAAGGTATTAACAGAAAAGGGTAAAGATGCAGTTACGGGTTGGGGTTCTTTTAGTGAAATAGGAAAAGCTGTAGGCATTATCCGAGATGGGTCTGCAAAAAACACATCAGATCAGTTAGGCAACTATCACAAAGTGCGTAACTTTTTTAATAATATTTTGCTTCCTAATAGCGTTAATGGTCATGTGACTATTGATACCCATGCTGTTGCAGCAGATATGTTAGGGCCATTCTCAGGCAAAAGTACAGAAGTCGAACATAACTTTGGGACAAAGGCATCTTCATCTAAAACCACAGGATCAAAAGGAACCTACGGGTTACACGCAGAGGCATACAGGCAGGCTGCGGCAGAGCGTGGTATTCTACCAAGGCAGATGCAATCCATTACATGGGAAGCTGCTAGAGGCTTATTCCCTAAACCCTGGAAGACTGCTGAAAACGTACAATTAATTAGAGACATCTGGAAGCGCCATAAGGCTGGCAAAATTACTCTAGATGAAACAAGACAGGAGATATTAAATGCAGCAGGAGGAATCAACGAACCAGCCTGGGTTAGATCCAGTGGAGGATTGGCTGACCAAGAATGGGTTTCCAGTTACAAGGGAGATATACCTGGGAATGGCTTACCCAGAAATAGAGGATTGGACTCAGCCTCTGGACGCGGAGTTGGAGATGATGCTGCCAGAACACCTACAGATCCAGACGGGGGAGTAAGGTACTCTAAAGATGGTCAAACCATCGAGGCCGCTATTGACCCCACAACTGGTGAGCTTCACATCAACGCATCAGCATTCCGTAATGAAGCTCATCTTATGGCAGTGTTGCGTGAAGAAGTTATAGGTCACTATGGCCTACGCAAAAGCCTTGGCAATGATTTCCAGGGTGTGATCGATGACATTAAATCCTCAGCAACAACCAACCCAGAGCTACGCCAAATGTGGATAGACTTATCTGGTGTTGACCCTCAAACCAAGACAGTCGTTAATACATCTGCTCCCTACCGGGGTATGGCTGATGATGTGATTGCGGATGAGATCATCTCTAAGATGGCCCGTGAAGAAATTAGCGATACTACTTGGTTGGCGCTAAAGAACATCATCATAAAAGCCTTGCGTAAAATTGGCCTGATTAAAGAAGATATTACAATATCTGAAATGAAAGCCTTGGTGGTAAGAAGTGAAGCGGCTCTTAAAAAGAACCTTGATAATGCTAGGCAGGCTACAATTACAAGGACACCAGATGCTCGACCAGCAGCTAATCCAGCAACTCCAGTGACTCCAGAAACTCTAGCGACTCCCTTAAAAAACTCCAATGATGATATGTCCGTAGAGGGTGTTAACGCAGAGGTTGCTCGTATCTTAAATGACGAATCAATTCCTGATGTTTTAGTTTTCGATAGTAATGGTAATTCAATAAATATTCGTGACGCTCTCATGGAAGTCGACAATGAGTTAGCTGGCATAGAATCAATTAGGGTATGTATGCTATGAGTAGTTTTAATGATTGTGTTCAACAAGCTATTGCCGCTGGCACATTATCACCTAACCTGGCTAAGTTACTGCGTGAAGATGCAGAAGTTTTTGAAGCTCAACTTAATGCCCAGGGAATACATTCTGCGGAGCAAGCTAAGTTTTTAGGGGTAGAGGCGGCATCAAAGCATCGCCAGCAAATAGCACTACGCAATAAATACCATAAAGTGTTGCAGCTAGAAGCTAACGCTAGAAACGTGGCTGACATCTCTTCTCACAGAAAGTCTAAGATGGCTGGCGTTATGAGCAAGCTTGTTAAAGACCTTAAAGCCCATAAGGGGGACACTGCTTGGTCTAACATTGATAACAGAGCAACAGCAATTGAGGGCCAGGCTCACGCATTAGCAACGGATATGCTAGAGGCTTTACACACTACAAACCTCGGCTGGACCCAGGATCGTAAGCTTTTACTGAATGTAGTTAAAGAGATTTTTGGAGAGTCCACTGGAGATGCTAGGGCAGCTAAGGCTGGAAAGGCTTTTGCTGAATCTGCTGAGTACATGAGACAGCGATACAACAGGGCAGGCGGCTTTATAGCCAAACGAGCTGATTGGGGTATGCCTCAGATCCATGATCAAGTTAAGGTGGCTAGAGCGACTGAGCAAGAATGGATAGCCTACACAATGCCAATGCTAAACCGCGATGCCATGTTGAGTATGGATGGTCGGATTATGTCTGATGCTGAATTCTCAATGGCAATGAAAGAGTTTTACAAAACTACCTCTACTGGTGGTTTGCATGGCATGGAGCCCGGTGGCTTTAAAGGTCCAGGAAAAATGGCTAACCGACATCAAGAGCATAGATTCCTGGTCTTTAAGAATGCAGATAATTGGATTGAATATCAAAATAAGTTTGGCAATCCAGATATGTTTAACGTCATGGTGGGCCATATCCGAAGTATGTCTAGTGAGATAGCCATGCTTGAAATTCTAGGCCCGAACCCACACCTTGCTTTTAACTATCTAACAGATGTTGCTAAGGCAGATGGCGCAGGCAAAGGAAGAGATTTTAAAAGAGTTCAAGCTGTTTGGAATGTAGTAAATGGATCTGCCGATATGGTAGATGTAAGTCGTGAAGCGTTAGCTAAAAGGTTTACAGCATCTAGACATTTATTAATGGCGGCTCAATTAGGTAGCGCATTGCTATCAGCAGTCAGTGATCCTATCTATGGCAAGATGACCAGGGGCTTTAATGGCATACCCATCATGAAGTCTTTTGGACACACGATGAGACAGCTTAATCCAGCGTCTGAATCTGATCGAGCTTTTGCTGCTCACATGGGAATGGTCATGGATGGCTGGACCTCACAAGCTCTCTCTGGGGCTCGGTTCAGTGGGGCTGATGTTGATGGCGTAGGTTGGGCAAGTAAAATATCTGAGTCTGTTTTTCGTGGATCGGGGTTAAGCTCCTGGACCCAAGGCCAGCGCAATGCGTTTGGTTTAGATTTTCAGTGGCATTTAGGTCGCCAGATGGATAAGCCATTAACAAGTGTAGAGAAAAAATTTCAGTCGATGATCAGGCGTTATGGCATCACGGATCAAGATTGGGATTTAATGAGGACCATACCTTTAGAAGAGCATAATGGTGTTCAATATTTTAGACCTCAAAACATTAATTCGCTAGGTCTATCTAGTGAGGCGAGTGACAAGCTTGCTACCAAGATCCTGGAAGCTATGAATACTGAGATGGACTTTGCCACGCCTGTGCCTGATGCCAGAGTTAGGTCGTTTACTACTGCTGGAGGAATGGAAAGAGGCACTGCGGCAGGAGAAGGAGGGCGATCTTTTATGATGTACAAGTCTTTTAGCCTGACTCAGTTTATGTCTCATATGAACAGGAGTGGACCAAAATTTGTGGGGGTTTACGCAGTTAGATTAGGAATTATGCTAACCCTCATGGGGGCTATCTCTCTTCAATCAAAAGAAATTGCTAAGGGCCGCAAGCCAAGAGACATGGACAGTTGGAGTTTCTGGTATGCAGCAATGATGCAGGGTGGAGGCTTAGGTATCTTTGGAGATTTTATTCAAGTCTCTGGAGTTACTAACGAGAACCGACACGGAAACAGTGCTATAGCAACATTTACTGGCCCATTCGGATCTTTGGTAGAAGACGCAGTAGGGCTTGGTGTAAGCGCGGTTGACAGTTTAGCTGGTACTGTTACAGGTGAAGACACTAATTTTTCTAAAGAAATTGTAAAAAATGCTAAACGCTATATGCCCGGTAATAATGTTTGGTTTTTAAGACTCATGCTTGAGCGATACATTTGGGATGATCTTGAGTTACTAGCAGATCCAAAGGTTGCTAGAAAGCGCAAGAAGTACGAGCGCAAGATTAAGACTGAACGTGGTCAAGATTATTGGTGGAAGAAGGGCGATAAAGCACCTTCATTCTAATAACCGAGCAAACAACAGTTACTGTAATGCCTACTATCATGGGAGGCTACAGTGACTGTCGCAAGCACAACCAACAAAGCATCATACAATGGCAACGGATCTCAGTCTGTTTTCGCCTATACGTTTAAGATATTTGTAGACGCAGACATCAAGGTCTATGTAGGCACTACTCTTAAAACCATTAATACCCATTACACTTTATCTAATGTTGGTGTCACTGGCGGTGGCAATGTCACTTTCACATCTGGCAACATCCCGGCTTCTGGCACAGGCAATGTAACTCTTCTGCGAAGCCTGGCGTTGACCCAAGGTGTGGACCTTATTAACTACGGCAAGTTTGATGCCGAGGTAGTTGAGGCCCAGTACGATAAATTGACAATGATGATTCAGCAGCTTCAAGAGCAGGCTGACAGGACGATTCGATTCAATACTACAGTAAGTGACGCTGGCGGTGTCGAGATCACTGACACTGTCGCAGAGCGTTCTGGCAAGGTTTTGGCCTATGATGCAAACGGGGATCTATCTGTAGCAAATGAGTTAGGTGATTGGCAAGGTAACTGGGCTACATCACGAACATACGCAGTGCGTGACCTAGCCCTTGATGCTGCAACTAATAACGTCTACACCTGTTTACTTGCTCACACCTCTGGCACATTGTCATCTGATGTATCAGCTAACAAGTGGGCCTTGGTGATCAATGCAGCAGCCGTAGCAGCATCAGCAGCAACAGCCACTACAAAAGCATCAGAAGCCTCTACAAGCGCATCTACCGCATCTACTCAAGCAGCCAACTCAGCTAACTCAGCGACAGCAGCAGCGTCCAGTGCGTCTACCGCATCGACTCAAGCATCTACCGCTACAACTAAAGCAAACACAGCTACCACTAAAGCGAGTGAAGCATCTACGTCTGCAAGTAATGCCGCCACATCTGCATCAGCAGGGGCAACATCAGCGACTAATGCGGCTAACAGTGCTACGGCATCTGCAAACTCTGCTACGGCTTCTGCTAACAGTGCGTCAGGAGCTTCTACAAGCGCGTCTACTGCAACCACCAAGGCATCTGAGGCAAGCACTAGCGCGTCTACAGCAACGACTAAGGCTAGTGAAGCGGCTACGTCTGCCACCAACTCTGCAAACTCTGCAACAGCTAGTGCTAACTCTGCAACAGCCAGTGCCAACAGCGCGTCAGGTGCATCGACAAGCGCCTCTACAGCGTCAACACAGGCCACTAACTCTGCTAACTCTGCCACCGCATCTGCCAACTCTGCCGCATCCGCAGCAGCAGCGTTTGACTCGTTTGACGACAGGTATTTAGGGGCTAAATCATCTGAACCATCCGTTAATAATGATGGTGATGCTTTAGTTACTGGCAACCTCTATTTTCTCACTGGAACGGGTATGCAAGTCTACGATGGGGCTAACTGGATAGCAGCTAGTTCTAGCGGCAACGTGTCGCTTTATTCTTACGAATACATTGCTACAGCAGGGCAGACTAGCTTCTCAGGTAGTGACGTAAATGGTCAGACTTTAAGCTACACAGCGAATAATATTCATGTGACTTATGGCGGTTTAGACATTCCTAAAGCTGACTATGTAGCCACTAACGGAACTACAGTAGTCTTAGATGATGGTGCTGTGGTCGGTACGATTGTTCGCATTGTTGCTTTCCAATCATTCGTGGTAGCTAACACCTATACCCAAGCACAAGCTGACGCTAGATATAAAGCGATTGGTGCGAGTGAAGGTGGGCCAAGTTTAGGTACTAACTCAATCATCCGCACAAACGCAAACACAATCAGTGAGAACATAACAATTCCTGCTAACACTAACGGCATGACTGCTGGCCCAGTAACAATAGCTGATGGTTACACAGTGACCCTAACAGGCACTTGGAGCATTGTATGAGCACCTTAGAACTTAAAGAACTCTCCCACCCTAGCGGTGAGGTGATTAAGATTGCCAGTGGAAAAACACTTGACCTAAAGACTCAGGGTAGTGTGACGATGCCTACGGGTTCTACGTTACAAATAGTGGAAGCTGCGTTTACAACCCAAGTTGATATTTCCACATCGTCTTATGTAGATGTTGGTTTAACTGCCACCATCACTCCTAAATCTACGTCAAGTAAAATATTAGTAATTTTAAATGTCCATGTGTATCCAAATGGTACTGGGTTCCTCTGTTTAGGATTATCAAGAGGTACTACACAAATCCACACGTTAGATAAAGTAAATCCTTACGTTGATAATGGCGCAGTGATGGCAACAATGTTTAAGGTTGATTCACCATCAACTGCATCAGCAGTTACTTACAAATTACAAGCAAAAGAAATTGGATCTGCCACTATGCGGGTTAACCAAGACGGGTCTAGTAAAATGATACTAATGGAGATACAAGGATGACCTCTAAACTAAAAACCGATGTCCTTGAAACAGTAAGCGGCTCTGGCACGATTGCCCTGACGAACCAGTTGAGTGGCATGACGAGTGCTAGTGTGCCTTTGTTGACCAATGCTCATGTACCAGCAGGAAGTGTTATTAATTC